CAAGGAACATCAACACACAACGAATGCTGAGACAAACAGCATATCAAGACACAACAGCGGACCTAAAAGCCGCTGGACTCAATCCAATGCTAGCATATAGCAACGGGCCAACAGCATCTGCAAACCCAAACCTCCAAAACAAAGGAATATCAAGTGCACAACAAAATTCAGCACAATCAAGTGTAGCTAACCTCAACGCTGATACTGAAAATAAAAAAATGACCTCTGCTCTAATTGCAGCACAAATAGCGAAAACCAAAGCAGAAACACCACAAATTGAACAAACTACAGCAGAATCAGCACAAAGAACAATCAATCTACAACAAGACCTAAAAAACCTCGAAGAAAATCTAGAAGTGCTCAAATAGCGAAAACCAAAGCAGAAACACCACAAACACCAATACACAACAACCCAACAGACTATGAACTATACGTAGTCGGACAATACAACGACCAAACAGGCGAACTAGTCCCAACACTGCCAGCCGAACTAATCGCACGAGCAGAAGACTTCAAGGAGTAAACAACATGATGCATAGAAACGCAAGCGTAGACCCGCACAACTTCGCAATGGTACCGAGGGCAGACATACCCCGATCAAAATTCACCATCCAAAGCGCACTAAAAACAACATGCGACGCAGCTTGGCTAGTACCCATCTACGTCGACGAAATACTACCCGGAGATGCATTCAACCTAAGAATGACAGCATTTTGCCGACTGGCAACACCAACAACGCCAGTCATGGACAACCTACACATGGACACATTCTGGTTCTTCGTACCAAACCGCCTGGTATGGAACAACTGGCAAAAATTCCAAGGAGAACAAACCAACCCCGGAGATTCCATCAGCTACGTGATACCGCAACAAGTGACGCCAGTAGGTGGATACGCCAAACTCAGTTTGCAAGACTACATGGGACTACCCACAGTTGGACAAGTCACGGGCGGCCTAACAGTAACACACAGTGCATTACCACTAAGGGCCTACAACCTGATCTGGAACGAATGGTTCAGAGACGAAAACCTTCAAAACAGCGTTACGGTGGACAAAGGGGACGGTCCAGACGCAGTAGCCAACTACGTGCTAAAAAAACGTGGAAAACGACATGACTACTTCACCAGCGCGTTGCCCTGGCCACAAAAAGGGGCAAGCGTCAGCCTACCGCTCGGAACAAGCGCACCCGTATTAAGCTCAGGTGCAGCAATAAGCCTACGAGGTAACACAGGAGCTATGACCTCCATGCTAACCAGCGGAGTAGCATCATCCACACTGAACATCAACACGGCAACAACAGCAGGAACCGTCAATTGGGGCGCATCAGGCGCCGCAACAACCGGACTATATGCCGACCTAAGCACAGCCACAGCCGCAACAATCAATCAACTGCGGCAATCATTTCAAATCCAGAAACTACTTGAAAGGGACGCACGCGGTGGAACACGATACACAGAAATCCTCAAGGCCCACTGGGGAGTTACATCGCCAGATGCGCGCCTGCAACGGCCCGAGTACCTCGGTGGTGGAAGCACTTTGGTTAATATCAACCCGATTGCACAAACTGGACCAACAGGGACAACGGGAGCTAGTACGCCGCTTGGAAATCTGGCTGCAATGGGAACAATCCTTAAACAAGCAGATGGCTTTAACCAAGCCTTCACAGAACACGGAATCATCATCGGGCTGGCAAACGTTAGGGCAGATATTAGCTACCAACAAGGTCTTCGAAGGATGTGGAGCCGATCAACACGATACGACTACTACATGCCAGTCTTCGCCATGCTCGGCGAACAATCAATCCTCAACAAAGAAATCTACGTCAAAGGAGACGCAAACGACAACCTCGTATTCGGATATCAGGAACGATGGGCCGAATACAGATACCGGCCAAGCCTAATTACAGGCTACTTCCGAAGCACAACGAGTCCAACAATCGATTACTGGCACTATGCACAAAAATTCACAGCACTGCCAACACTGAACGACGCATTCATCACAGACGGAAGCCAAGAAGTCATCAGCAGAAGCACAGCAGTCGGTGCAGCCGCAGACGGACAACAATTCCTAATGGACGCATTCTTCAACAACAAAGCAGCACGACTACTGCCAATGTATAGCGAACCGGGTCTAATCGACCACTTCTAACCATGGGACTCTTCTCAGGAATCGGAAGTTTCTTCGGAGCGCCAGGAACAATACTCGGAGGAATAGGCGACAGCCTATTAGGACGAGACGACGCCGAAGAAACAAACGCAGCCAACCTACAAGGGCAAAGAATGCTAAGACAAACAGCATACCAAGACACAACAGCGGATCTAAAAGCCGCTGGACTCAATCCAATGCTAGCATATAGCAACGGAGCAACAGCCTCATCAAGCCCAAACTTACAAAACAAAGGACTATCAAGTGCACAGCAAACATCGGCACAAGCATCGACGGCCAACATAAACGCCGATACTGAAAACAAAAACGCACAGCGTGATCTGATGGAAGCACAAGCAGCAGAAATCAGATCAAAAATACCAGTTAACACCAACACAGCAGCAAATGTAGAACAACAAACTAAACAATTAGTTGAACTCACATCTAAAGCTCGTGAAGAAATACAACTGATAATGAAACAAGCGTGGAATGAAACCGAAAGAGGAAACCTACTAAGAGCACAAACACAACTTGCCGAAGTACAATCCAAACTTGCGGCAAATACCATGACATTGCAAGAAGCACAAACAGAAGTACACCGCATAACAGCCAAATTAAAAGAACTAGAAATACCTGGCGCACAAAACTCAGCAAACTTCGAAACACACATGGGAGAAACACTACGCGCAGGCGGAGCAGCAGGAACAGCAGCAAAAACACTCGGCGGACTAATGGAAATCATCAAAAGGATTCAAAAATGAAAATCAACCCAGAAACAGGAGAAGTCGTAACCGCATTCATGCGGACACCATACAACTACGACACTGACAAAATATCAGATGAAACAGGACTGGACAGCGGACCAGAAAGCAGAACACAACAACAATTTGCAGAAGAAGTTGATATCAATACAATTGTGGAAAGATTCAGAGTAACAGGCGAAATGCCGCCAGCAATGAATTTCCCACAACCACAGGAATTCGCAGAAACATTCGACTTCCAAACAGCCATGAACGTGATACGACAAGCACAGGAATCATTCATGGAACTACCAGCGAAGGCGCGGGCACGCTTCGACAACAATCCGCAAAAGTTCATGGAATTCATGAACGACGCGGAAAACCAAGACGAGGCAATAAAACTGGGCCTCGCAACAAGAAAACCGGAGGAGCCAACGAAACCCGTTAAGCCACCAGAAAACCCGGTTAAATAAAAAAGTGACACAGGGGTCACTTGGACCAGTTACATCAAGTAGAACACTGGTCCAGCCCCTCGCTCAAGGCCCCATTCGGGGCCTTTTCGCATTGGGGCGCTCGTCCTTGAAGGACTGAGCAAAACACCTGACAGGGCAGGTTACGGCGGGTACCCCGCCTACATGGAGCTCCGCCCCATACCCGGGAAGACAGAATACCTGTCTATCAAGGAAGTAATAAACAAACATTACATCAATAACGATATAACAATCTGGAAAAATATAAAGGAAAAATAGTAGTAAAGAATAAAAATAATAGTAAACTAACAACGTGGAATAACCCACGTAACGCGGTAGACACCGCAAGAAAGGTAAACAATGGCAAGCCAACCAGAAGACAAAAACACCAAAGACATCTTTGGTGATGAAGAAAAACTGCTTCTATCCGAAGCACTAAAAACCCACGCTGAAAAGGTGGGACGAAAAGCGGCAGCAGACGCGCCGAAAACAATTAAAGACCTGTGGACACAGGAACTCATCAAAATCGAACAACTCGCAAGAAAGGTACTCGCAAAATGAAACGTTCACCAGTGAACAAGCACAAAAGCGCACAGGCGTTCAACCACAACGCCAAAACAACGAAAGCAGCCAACATCAACAGCGCGCCAATGAGGGGCGGCATTAGGCTGTAAAAAATGCCCTGCTATCACCCAATAACGGGTTACAGGGCAGAAAACGGAAGTGTAGTATTCAGCGAACTTAGACGACATGGCACAACATCGGAAATCACAATCGCATGTGGGCAATGCATTGGATGCAGGCTCGAAAAAAGCCGCATATGGGCTATGCGAGCGGTACACGAAGCCAAAATGTATAAGCGAAACTGCTTCATTACACTTACGTACAACGACGAAAATCTCCCAGAACGCGGACGACTGAAATACGAAGACTTCGTATTATTCATGAAACGACTAAGGAAGAAATACGGTGAAACCATACGGTTCTATATGTGCGGAGAATACGGCGACCTCGACAGACCGCACTATCACGCAATCATCTTCGGCGCCGATTTCTCGGGCGACCGAAAGGTATGGTCGGAGCGGAAAGGTAAACCCGTGTGGAAATCAAAAAAGCTGGAAGAGCTATGGGGAAAAGGTCTAACAGAGATCGGCCAGGTCGAGCGCCAATCGGCGGAGTACGTGGCCGGCTACGTTGTGAAAAAAATGAGCGGAGAAGCGGCGGAGACCGCCTATACGCGGATCAATTCGATAACGGGCGAAACATGGCAAGTCTTACCGGAATACGGTCGGATGAGTCTCAAGCCCGGAATCGGTCTGCAATATGCAAAGCGTTTCGCGTCTGACATGCTGACGCACGGGGGGATCATTGGTCCCGGGGGGCAGCGCACCCCCCTACCTCGCTATTTCGCGAGCTACCTGAAAGAAGCGCACAGCGACCGTTACGAGGAGATGGAATACCAGCTCCAAACGCGGGCGCGTGCGCGGCCAGAAAATCACACTCCGGAGCGGAGAGAGGCGCATGGCAAAATTCTCAAAGCCCGGAATCGTCTTAAAACAAGGAACCTGTAAATGCTTTATCAAATCGTCGCGATCTATGACAAGAAGGCCGAAATCTACGGCCTACCTAATTTCTTTAGTGCTATCGGTGTTGCGAACCGTGGGTTTGTGGACGAGATCAATCGGCCAGACGCTAATAACACTCTGTATCGCCATTGCGATGACTTCGTGCTCTATCACTTGGGCACCTACGACGATCAAAAGCCCGCAATCACAATGTTTGAACATCCCCGCGAACTCGCGCGCGGGAATGAAGTCGCTGTGCGAGAAAACGGAGCCCAACCCAACCTGCCGGGAGTCCTGCAATAATGCATCGTAACAAGTCGGTCAGTACCTCTCACTTTGCGATGGTGCCTCGCGCGGATGTACCGCGCAGCTCGTTCCTGATGGAATCGGCGCATAAAACGACGTTCAACGCGGGGAAACTGATCCCCGTGTACGTGGATGAGGTGCTCCCCGGTGACACCTTCAATCTCAACATGACTTCGTTCACAAGGATGACGACGCCGATCTATCCGATAATGGATAACCTGTATTTGGACACGTTCTGGTTTTTCTGCCCGGCGCGGCTCCTGTGGAGCAATTGGGAGCGCTTCATGGGCGCTCAAGATGATCCCGACGACTCGGTGGATTTCACGATCCCGCAAGTTAACTCGGCGGTCGGCGGTCCTGCGGTCGGTACTCTGCTCGATTACATGGGGATTCCCACGGTAGGGCAAATCGACCCTGCGGCAACGCTCTCGGTCAACGCTCTGCCAATCCGGATGTACCGGCTTGTCTGGAACGAATGGTTCCGCGATCAAAACTTGCAAACCTCGGTAGCAGTCGCGCAAGGCGACGGCCCGGACGCTGCATCAACGCTCGGGCTGTTCAATCGCGGTAAGCGGCATGACTACTTCACAAGCTGTCTCCCGTGGGTGCAGAAAGGCGATTCTGTCTCTCTGCCTCTCGGCACGACTGCTCCCGTGATCACTCAGTCAACGGAGCACACCACCACCGGAATGCCGGTAATGAAAATCCGCAACACGGCGGGTACGGTGCCTTCTGCTACGTATCAATTCGGCTCCAACGTGAGCGGGCAGGTGATGTATGGCTCGGACACCTTCTCGCCCGCATCGGTGCCGGGTATCTCTCCAACGAACCTGTATGCCGACTTGTCGGAAGCGACAGCGGCTACGATCAATCAACTGCGACAGTCGTTCCAAATCCAAAAGCTTCTCGAAAGGGATGCGCGCGGCGGCACGCGCTATACGGAAATGGTGCGGGCACACTTCGGCGTGATCTCCCCCGACGCCCGGCTGCAACGGCCGGAATACCTGGGGGGAGGTTCCACGCCTATCTCGATTCACTATGTCCCGCAAACTGCGCCAACGGTCGAGGGGCAAACGCCGCTCGGCCAGCTCGCCGCGTTCGCTCAAGGTACCGCGCATAGCGGATTCTCCGCTTCCTTCACGGAGCACGGGTACCTGCTCGGCCTTGTCTCTGTCCGGGCCGATCTGACGTATCAACAAGGAATCAGACGCATGTGGGACCGCTCCACGCGTTACGACTTCTATCACCCTGTTTTCGCCCACCTCGGCGAGCAGGCCGTTTCCACTCGGGAAATCTACGCAACGGGAGTGCCTGCGAATGACGATCTTGTTTTCGGGTATCAAGAGCGGTGGGGCGAATATCGCTATCATCCCTCGCGAATCTCGGGGCTATTTCGGTCCACAGCCGCATCAACGCTCGATGGCTGGCATTTGGCGCAAGTGTTCGACCCTGCGCCGACGTTGTCTGATGACTTCATTGAGGATGTACCGCCGATCGACCGCGTTCTTGCGGTGGAGGGCCAATCGGCGCTCTCGGCGCAATTCTATTTTGACTCCATAACCTCCATCCGGGCGGTTCGGCCAATGCCGATGTTCAGCGTTCCCGGCCTTGTGGATCACTTCTGATCATGGGGTGGGGTCAAATTGCAGCCTCGGTTGGCGGCGATCTTGTCGGCGGCTGGCTCGATAACAAAAACTCTGCGAAAGAGGCAAAAAAGCAGCGTCGATGGGAGGAGTACATGAGCAACACGGCGATACAGCGGCGGGTCGAGGACCTGAAAGCCGCTGGACTGAACCCGATGCTTGCGTATTCGGACGCTGCCTCTACGCCCGGCGGAGCGATGGCTCCGATGCAAGGCTCGTTTCGTGGTGTGGGGTCGCGCGCGGTTGCTTCGGCAGTTGGTTTAGCCCAACGCGAAAACCTGAAAGCGGACACCACTCAAAAAGCGAGCCAAACGGATCTGAACTCGGCGAATGCGGAGTTGGTGAGAACGGAGAACCGCTGGCGTGGTGAGATGCGACTCGCAGAGATCCGGAAAGCGATGACAGCGGCGGGATTATCGGTAGCTCAAAAAAATGAAATCGAGCAACGTCTATCCCACCTCGATGTCATGAACCCGCTGACGGAAGAAAGCAAAACGGCTCACACGGCCGCGGAAGTCGCTCACCAACGCAATCGCCAACGGATGGAAGAATCCGAATGGGGCAAAATCAACGCGTACCTGACGCCTGCGGGCGTCGAGATTGCGAAAGTAATCATCAACTCGGGAATGATGGCCGGTGCATGGGGAGTGCTATCGAAGTTCCTCAAGCCCGGCCTAAAACGGAACCCGAAAATCCAAAAGGAGATAACCGACTTTCTGGAGAATCGGAAACGGCCGACGGTGTCGCGATGATCCTCCGCGAGCTCGTCGTTGCGGTCGCGTTCGTTGTGTTCGTCGCCCTCGCGTGTGTCGTGGGCGTTATGGTGTTTTCAATCCTTCAAGAGGTGGCAAAGTGAGTGAAGCAAATACCCCTGAAACTCTCCCCATCATCCCCCCGGGCCCGGGCCCGGTCGAAGTCATCATTGTCCGGGGACCCGGGACTATGCGCTGCCGGGCTCCTGGCCGTTATGACGTGGATGAGGTCAGCGGAGAAACCGCAATCAGCTGCGGTCCCGGCCGCGCAATCCAAGAGCAACGCGAAGAAGCCGACATAAACACAATCGTGCGGATGTTCGGCGTTACTGGACGGCTTCCCGCTGCCGTCCGACCCCCCACCTACGGAGATTTCTCCGGAGTCGGGGACTACCAGACCGCGCTCGGTCTGATCGAAGCGGCGGACGCCGCGTTCATGACTCTCTCGGCAGACGTTCGGAGTAGCTTCCAGAACGATCCTGCGGCGTTTGTAGCCTTCTGCGACGACCCGGCTAACCTCCCCCAGCTCCGTGAGTGGGGAATGGCCGTAGCGGCCCCCGTAGAGGCTCCAGAGCCCCCTCCGCCTCCCCCTCCGGCTCCCCCCGCTGCTTGACAGCGGACCCCTAGCACAGGTATTTCCCTTGTTGTTACCTGTGCTAGGTGACACCAACGGTGGCACCAAGGGCCGAAAGGCCCGCCACCGGGGGCTTTAGACCCCGGAAAAGAGATGCGGGCGAAGCCCCCAAGTGAGCGAAGCGAGCACCAACCTGTTACTTGGAATCTCCCCCTAACCTCGAGGTGAACATGTACCGCAATCGCGTCAATAAGAACCGTTCGGCTCGGAAGTTCCGGAAGCAAGTCGGCCGCACGAAAGCGGCCAATTTCCGGAACCCGATGCGAGGCGGAATCCGCCTCTAAGTGAGGTGCATTTCCCCGGCGACTGCCTACCGTCGCGATGACGGTTCGGTGACGTTCGTCGCCAAAGGGAAAGAGATCGCGGGGGAGTTTGAACTCCCCTGCGGTCAATGCGTCGCGTGTCGTGTACACAAGCGGCGCGAGTGGGGCGTGCGTATCCTGATGGAAGCGAAAGCCCACGATCAAAAATCCTTCGTCACGCTAACTTACGATGACGACAACCTTCCCCGTGATCTGTCTTTGGATCACTCTCACGTCCAGCCCTTC